AGTCCACGTTCTTGGTCTAGTCATACCCCTATTATACCCCTATTCATATGAGTTGTCAACTCTTTATCGTATTTATAATGATAATACACGAAACTCATTCCACGATTTTATAAATATGATTGAAACATGATGAGCGTGATGAAGTCACTATATTATAGGATTAATTAACACACAAAGGAGAAAACTATGGCTTTTCAAGTTAGTCCCGGCGTATTAGTCCAAGAATTAGATTTAACAACTATAATTCCTAATGTATCTACCTCAATTGGTGGTATCGTAATAGCAGCAAATAAAGGGCCTGCTGATGATATCGTTGAAGTTTCCTCAGAGAAACAACTGGTAGATTACTTTGGAAAACCTAGTGACTTTAATGCTTCTTCTTGGTATACGGCCGCAAACTTTTTAAAATACTCGGGCGCACTGAAAGTAGTTCGTGCAATTGATGAACAACTCGCATTAAATGCCTCAGGCACAGCGGGTGTATTGATTAAGAATGATAATATCTGGGAAAATGCAACACCAATAGCTGCCGGCGAATTTGCAGCTAAGACGCCTGGCGTATGGGGAAATAGTCTTAAAGTAGACGTATGTCCATCTGCTGGAGCATTCGATGGAACTGCAGCAACTGCAGCTATCAGTGGTCAAATTCAATCTGTAGCGTTTTCCGTTGGTGGTTCTGGATATGATAATGGTACTCATGACTTAACTGTTACTTCTGGTACTTCTGGTTCAGTTAGAGTTGTCGTAGCAGGAAATACAGTTACTTCTGTCACACTACTTGTTGGTGGTTCAGGTTATACTGTCGGTACTACTACTTCATTAACTATTACTATTCCTCCTGCTTTAACAGGAACGCCTGGGACTGGGTTTGTTGGAACTATGGTAGTTGAAAATGTTGCAGCAGTTGCTCAATCATCAGCTTGGGTACATGAGGGTTTATTTGATATTGCTCCAGGCACTTCAGACTATGCTTCTGATCGTGGTGGTGCAAACGATGAGATGTATATCGTTGTATCTGATGAAGATGGAGATATTACTGGTGTCGCTGGAACTGTACTAGAAACGTTCATTGTTTCTAAAGCTACTGATGTTAAGTCGGTAACTGGTGAAGGAATGTTCTATAAAGACAAACTATTCCGTTCATCACAGTACATCTACTTTATGGACTTCCCTACAATAACACCAGCATTTGGTGGAGCAATTAAGGGTGTTACATATAACACTAATCATGTTGCTTACTCTTTATCATTATCTGGCGGTGCTGATGGTATATATCCAACATCGGGTGATTTCAAAGAAGGTTTAGACCTTTTCAATGATGCAGACACAGTAGATGTTAACTTAGTTATGGCAGGCCCTGGCGATCAGGTTCATTCACAAAACATTATCAACCTATGTAACTCTCGTAAAGATTGTCTAGGTTTTATCTCACCAGAAATGACTGATGTTGTTGGTGTTGCGTCTTCTGACACACAGACTACTAACGTTAAAGGTTATTTTGATGTATTGAGTTCAACAAGTTATGTTGTATTTGACTCTGGTTGGAAATACCAGTATGATACATATAATGATGTATATCGTTGGGTTCCATTAAACGGTGATCTTGCTGGTGCTTGTGCTCAAACAGATGACGTTGCTGATCCTTGGTTCTCTCCTGCTGGAATGAGTCGTGGTAACATCAAGTCTGTTGTTAAGTTGGCATACAATCCTAAAAAGAACGAAAGAGATACTTTATACAAAGCACGTATCAATCCAGTAGTAACATTTCCAGGCATGGGAACATTACTATGGGGTGATAAGACTGCACAGGCTAAAGCATCTGCATTTGATCGTATCAATGTCCGTAGACTGTTCATGGTACTTGAGAAAGCTATCTCTATTGCATCAAGAGCACAATTGTTTGAACTGAATGATGAAATCACTCGTTCTAACTTTGTTGCGATGACTGAACCTTTCCTTAGAGATGTTCAAGGTCGTAGAGGTATTACTGATTTCAAAGTAGTTTGTGACTCATCAAATAATACTGGTGATGTTATTGACCGCAATGAATTCCGTGCTGATATCTATATTAAACCTGCTCGTTCTATTAACTTCATCACATTAACTTTTGTTGCGACACGAACTGGTGTGTCTTTCACAGAAGTAGGAGCGTAGAATCATGGCTAATATAGAGTTTTTCAAAGCTAACATGACTGGTGGTGGTGCTAGAGCAAACCAATTTGAAGTTGTTATGAACTTCCCTGCGATTGCAATGGCCGGTTCGGCACAACGGAAATTTACATATATGTGTAAAGCGACATCGTTGCCTGGCTCAACTATTGGAGAAGTAGAAGTTCCTTATCGTGGTCGTAAATTATGGCTTGCTGGTGATAGAACCTATGAGGATTGGACTACTACGGTTTTCAATGACACTGACTTTTCTATTCGTAATGCAATGGAACGTTGGATTGATGGTATGGATCGTACATTACTAGAAGTAACTAATGTCACTAATCCACTACTATATCAATCTTCTGCTGAAGTTCATCAGTTAGATCGTAACGGTACTAGATTGAAATCATACAATTTCTTTGGTATGTGGCCATCTGTTCTTGCCCCTATTGAAGTGGCATATGATACAAATGACGCAATTGAAGAGTTTGATATAACATGGAAGTATAACTACTTCACATCAATGAATCCTATTACAACTATCTAGATAGTTACATCTTAGGATATGGAGAAGGGGTCTTAATTGACCCCTTTTTTTTATCTGTTGTGTTTACCATAAATAGCTGGAATCGCATCATTTGGTCTAAGAGCATAGTTCAATTGAGTATAATCGTCTTGTTTTTCTGGCACTGCATCTCGTATTAACACTATATCACAGTAATATTTTCCTGATGCTGTATGTGTTACGGATTCAATCAACCATTTACCACTCAACTTATTATCAATATCTTTAGCTTTATCGCCCACACCACCAGCAGCATTAGATGTCAATATGTGCATATTGATGATATCCCCTGCCTGTATGCCCGACATACCACCTATTTTAAGGTTGGCACGTTGTATATTCATTGAAGATATCTCAGCTCTCCTCTGTAGTATAGTGTTTTTGTAGTCCAATTCTTCAAATTCGGGAACATTTATTATTGTTTGATACTGATAGACAGACGCAGATGAAGTCATGTCTATTTCAGAGTCAGGGAATGATGAGAGATTAGAACCAGTATCGGTTACAGGGCCGTTTGGTGTTAGTGGGTGGTCATGTATTTTATTGTAATCTATTCCACCAAAGAAGTCTTCGTGATAATTGAGTGTGTGTTTGTCAAATGTTTTAGATCTTATATCATGAGTTATTAATGACGCACCGTATGTACCAAGAGAGGTATGTTTGAGAATATCTATACCAGAACTCACCTCAAACTCAATTGCATTTGTTGCTTTCGTGTGTATAGGCACTTCACGATCAGTTATATCCTTATCAAAGGTTATTGTTACCTCTTGGGGTTCCGATCTATCAGCCGTGATCATCTCACATATTGATCTAAATTGGAATGATTTAGTCGTTTGGAAGAATAAAAATGAAGCATTGGCATATGATTGTGCTATACAGAACTGTGCAATCATGTTGATAGCATCTACTGGTGACTTATTAGGGATTATAATTCTGTTAGTATTGGTCGTTGATTCCAACCACAGTGGAACAGAACCCCCTAGATAATCATAATATAGAGTTTTAACCATATCAGAGTAACTACCTTCTAATGATCTAGACACCTTTGATCGTGCATCTTTAATGAATTCGGGTGATATTAGTGATAACACATATCTATTTGAAATCTCATTAACCTTCTCTATCTCTTTAACCTTAGACACCATTAACTCTATGTCGATGGTATGCTTAGACCCCAGTGTTCTAAACTTAATAAAGACTGGTTCGGTGCCAGTTATTTTAGTTCCAGACAAAAAGTCTATTCTATCTAGTAGTGTTACGTTACCTGTTACAAATGTTTTAAATATAGACTCGTAGATATTAAAGGATTCCACCATCGAAGAAGCGTCAACACTCATCAACTTAGTCTGTATTATACACGATACTAGCTCATACTGGCCAGGCTCTTCCATATCTACATTTTGCAGTAGATCTTCGTTTAGATTTACATTAACCATTATTTCATAAGTTCTTTAAAGTGTTCAACAAATGCAGATACATATTCTGGTTTCAATATCTTTATTCTAGATTTTTTGTTATTAATTCTTTCCTCAAAGACGTAATTTGATATAGGATAGCTAGTAGGGCCGTCAACAACATCTCCGTCACCATCTTCATAATGATGTCTTGCATCGGGAATGTCGTATTTTTTAGAAACATATGTATTGAAGTCCTGTGTTGATTTGGGCCAATCAACATTCACATTCACTATATTATTTAGTGTTAGTATTATCCAATGGAGTTCAACATCACCATACATTTTATATGCGAGTATTTCTGGCGTTTCTCTATCCTTAACATCATAGAGTTGAAGCACAATAGCATTGTCTACTATAGCTTTATGTGGTATTACTCTACGGAAAATATCTACTATAGTCCTGTCGTCATAAGGTATCAACGGATGATTATCGAAATACATACTAGCCTCCTTCTCTTATTGATTCTTTGGTTGCGAATGCCATTTCTTCAAACTCCATAGTCAGTTCATAAATCAAGGGAGCTGTAGTACCATCAAACGTCACCCCAGACCCATCACCGTATTTAACGTCAATGGACTTACAGTAACAAGTGTCGTATTGTGGAAAATATGGATCGGGTTTGCTGTCGGTCATCCATGTTACCTTAAATAGATCGGGGAATTTGTATGAAGTTTTTACCAGACTAGCCTTACCTCCAAGTACGCCACCAGATAGGGATGGGGCAGATGCTATTCGTAGTATTTTTATAATCTCATCAATCTTAACAGATTCCTCTTTAGATTTAGCTACAAATTTATGTGTTGTCGAGAACGTTCTACCTTCTGGGCCGTCATATTTTAGTGCCATTTTATCAACAATTGCTTCACCAGTCAGACCAGTACCACCTACCACACCTTTCGCAGCTGTGCCCAGTTCATTACCAACCGCTGTTGCTCCAGATTTGAGGCCACCCAAAAACGTATCGCTTCCCTGAACGAGTGATTTGGCCGCGCCCACTCCCGCTGCTATTTTATCAATCATGCCTGCTGCCGCCTGTTCCCACTTCTGTGCTTCCTTTATATTATGTTGTACATTTGCGGAAAGTGCGATAGAAGTGTCACATTTTTTTGATATATTTTTGGTTAGTTGCCCTGCTCCACCACCGCCAGCAGCAGGAACAAAAGTAAATATCTCATATTTTAACCATGTCGGCGCACTACACGCGTTTTCTGGATATCTAAGGTGCGCCAGTTTTTTTGGTGATGGCATGATAATATTCCTAATTGTTTGTGAATTGTATGATACTATTATTTATATAAATAATACAATGGGAAAATATTATCAAGGGCGTTACCGACTCATCAATCCAAGGAAATACAAAGGGGCCAAGGGCAACATACAATACAGGAGCTCTTGGGAACTAAAGATGATGAAGTATCTAGATATTACAGATGCGGTACTTGAGTGGAACTCTGAAGAGATTGTCATTCCATATAAGTCACCGCTTGAT